ACCCTCAGATCGACCGGGCTGCCGGCGTTCTCTCCGATGAGGAGAGCTCCGGAGTCCCCGATGATCGCGGTGTCCTGGTCGAAGCCGTGGGAACCGATGACTCTCAGGCCGAAGAAGTTCCCGGTCATCGAGCCGACGTCCAGGCTCCCAATCGGTGACATCTGCACCACCTGGTCGGTGCCGAGTGCCGCGAGCTGGTAGAAGCGGTTGGCCGACAGGTACAGGGTGTTCGTCCTGTGCCTTGAAACCGTCGCGGTGTTGATGCCGGAGAGGCCCGCGATAACCGCCGCGCGCCACTGACCGAATGACTCCGTACCGGCGGTGCCGAGACGCCCGGAGGCGGTACCGACCGTGCCGATAGCGGAAGTCTCCATCGCCTCGCAGGCGACGGATTCGGTCTGCCTCGCATATGCCTCGGCCGCGAGGTCGAGGTAGAGCGCGAGCACGTCCGGGTTCGACCAGTTCAGTGCCTGCCAGGAGATATTCACGGCACCGAGGTAGGTGTTCGCCGTCAGCGTTGAGCTCGAGACGGTAGGCGCGACGGTGCCGGCCTCCGTCTTCTCAGCCGACTGCAGGATGACGCTCGGGCGCGTACCGATGACCGGGTACGTCATCGAGCCCCTGTCCAACGGAACGTCCCGCCCAGAATCCACGACGGGCCTCGAACGGTCGATGATGTCGAGGATGTCCGTCATGTGCGTCGGGTTGATGAGGCCCGCAACGGTCGTCGAGGTCACGTTCTGCAACGTGCGCTCGAGCCGCTCTTCCGCCTGCATCCTGATGGCGTTGGGATCGCCCCCGGCCAGCGGGAGGATCTGGCTGCCGAACTTCTCGTCCGTGATGAGCTTGTCCCGTGCGTACTCCGCGAACGAGCGGTAGACGCTAGGGCCGTTGGAGCGGGGAGTGGCGTAGCGGCGGATACCGCTCTCGCCGTCGCCTTCTCCGTCGCCTTCGTCCGAGCGCAGCACCCTCGAGACGTCTACAGCGGCGTCCTGCCGCTCTACGTCGCTTGCGAGAAGGATGATCTCCTCTTCGTACTCCGCGATCTGCTCGCGGTACTTCGTTGCCTGGGCCCGCTCGCCCTCGCTCTGAGAACGCTTCTCGTCCTCCGCGAGGTCGATCAAGTCCTGGAGCTTCGATGCGGTCCTGTCGCGCTCGTCTCCGAGACGCTCCATGCGCATCTTTGTGGCTCCCATGACAGCTTGCGCCATCACGCACCTCCGTTGGGTTGAAGTTGCTCTACCCGGCGGGTGCCGCTTACGAGGAGGTGCCGATATCTCGGGGTGTCCTCGGCGGGGTGCGCCTTACTAGGGGGATTCTACAATGACTTCGCGACGTTGCGCAAAGAATCTGGCACGTCGAGCTTCGCCACACCGTAGTAGCGAATGAGCCTACGTGCGGCGTCGCCCTTCTCGGTATGCCCGAGAGTGATGCGCCCGCCCGCTATCTGCTTCGCGGCGCGCTGAATCGCTTCGAGGGAGATGGAGCCGTCCGGCTCGAGCACCGGGAGCTTCTCTGCCGCGAGGCAGGAAGCGGCCCACTGCTCGTCCGTGAACCGTTCTCGTGTATCGCTCCAGGGAGCCTTCGAGACTGTCCGCGAGACGAGAGAGGAGAACCCCAGCCGCTCGAGGCGGGCGTCGACGTCGGAGTTGAGCTCGACTGTGACCGGCTCAAGCTCCTCCGGCGGTGCCTCGCGCACTGCCAGAACCTGCGCCCCCTCAAACGCAGGCTCACGGCAGAGCGCGATGTTGTCGAGGTGCGCCTTGACGCGCTTCACCACTCCGTCTTCGCGAATGCTCTTGAGCGGCTTCGCCTCGAGCGAGACGCCGGTGAGCACGCCCTCGTTCACCAGCTCGAGCGCCTTGTCGGCGTCCTGCTGAGAGAGCATGCGGAAGGAGCCCTCGAAACCCTCGTCGCTATCCCGAAATTCCACTCCGCGCCCGACGACGCCGCCTACACCGGGCTGGTGCTCGAAGTTCATCAGGACGCGGTTGGCTGCGTTCTGCTGCTTGTCGAAGACTCCCGGCATCCACATCTCTTCGTAGGGGATGCCGGTGCCCCCGCGATGCACGGGGTCGACTACGCGCTGTGCGACGTTGTACGGCACCACGCGCAGGTCGAGTGTGCGCCCGTCGCCCGAGGCCTCGAGGTCGACCGCGAACTCGCGGTGGATGACCTGGCCGTCTAGCTCTTCGCTCATTGAGACACTCCTTGGCTCGGGCGAAGCGCGACTACGCTCGCCGTCTGTTGGGCCGGGGTTGCTCCGGCGGAAGGTGGCGTCGCGAGGTCCATGATGGATTCCTCGGCTGGCTGCGGCGGGAGCTTGAAGATTGCCACCCGTGCTTCCTCCGCACTGACTAGCCCCTTCTCTACCGCCATCGACCACGCTTCCACTAGCTCCTTGAACGTGGGCTGGATAGCGGCTTTCGCGTCGAACTCCACATAGGAGCCGCGCGGGAGCATGTTCGAGCTGAGCGAGCGCTGGACGAATCCGGCAATCGGACTCAACTCGAAGCGCCACCAGTGCTCCCCGAGCATTGCGGGAGACTGGTAGGTAAGCCCTCCCTCCAGAGGCAGGTTGAGCATGAACGCAGGAACGCCGAACGCGCTTGCAATCGCTCGAGCGTCGAACTCCTGGGCATCGAGCAGCATCAAGTCGGCCGGCGAGAACGAGAGCTTTTCGAACTCGATCTCCGGCGGCAGCACGGGCGGAGCTCCGCGTCTCAGTGCAGTGCGCTCCACCCACTGGTTCTGAATCGCCTCCGCCTGCTCCTGCGTCAGCTTGCGCTTCGACTTCAGTACCGCCTTCGGCATCCCCTGGGCGTTCATCACGTTCCCCAGGTCGGCTGCTGCGGTCAGCCCGAGTACCTGCGCTGCGTAGGACTGAAGCGCTGATGTACCTCGAACGCTGCCGGCGGAGGGGTCGCGCGTGATCTGCACTACGCGAGCGGGGTCGAGCGGAGTCTGCTTCGAGCGGTAGGAACGCTGCCCCCCCGCTACGCCTACGGTGATATTGGCGGGGTCGAGCACCGTCCAGCCCGCGGGGAAGCCGTCGGCGTAGCTCGATGTCAGGTAGATGAAGGCGTCCCCGTAGCCGTACATGGAACGGACGATGGCAGCAACGGCGTCACCGATGCCGTTCGGGTACCAGATGGGGTCCGGGTTCGCTACCCAGACGGGTTCCCTCGTACCGAAGAAGCGCAGCGGCATCGAAGAAATCTGCTGGGAGTTGAGCTGGATACAGCGGTTAGCGGCCCAGACGCGCTCGCCTATGCGCGGGCTGAAGCCTGCGCCCTGGAGGCCGCTCCAGAAGTCCGTGATGGCGGACTGGAAGACGTCCTCGGTCGTGCCGTCGTCGTCGGAGCGCTGAATCTCGAGCGCGCGCTTGAGCGTCGCGGGGCTTGTAACTACAACCCTCCCCGAGCCGGCGATCTCTTCATACGTCAAAAGATTTCAACCTCCCCGGTGGTGTCCGGTTGCCCCATCGCTGCCCAGAGCGCGAGCGTCGAAGCTACGAGCGGTGAGATGTCTACCGTCGATGACTTGCGGCTCCAGGCCCAGCGGTCTAGTAGGGGACGGGTTCTCGCTCCGCGGATTGCGTTCCAGAGGTCTAGCGAGCCAACGTGCCGGAGCGTCTTCGCGGATACGACGTCGACCATACGACCGCAAGCCTGAGCGTGAGAAGCGGAGTCCAGGGTAGTGATATTCAGCCCTCGCTCTAGCAGCGCGGGCACTATGGACTTGGCCGGCCCGAGGTCGTCGCACACGATGGCCTGAGGGCCGTGCTGCGCTTCGAGCTCCTCGAGCCTATCTGGCACCCAATCAACACCGGGGAGCTTCTCGATAACTTCGATGTGCCAGTCTCCAAACTGGTTCTTCCCCGCGGCTGCTAGCGCAGTGCGTCGTCCGGGAGAGGTGTCAAAGCCGAAGCACACCGGGTCTTGGAGCTTTGATTCCGCGTCTTCGCACTCGCCCCAGAGCTCCGCGGATATTGGGGAATCGCTCGAGCCGGCGGGATCGGGGTAGTCACCGACTCCGAGCAGCTCTACCGCGAAGGTTCTGCGAGGGAGCGATTTCAGCTCCTTGTGCATATGCTCGGGGAAGATACGAATACCCCAGGCGGGTGTTGCCTTGCGCCACTCGTCCGGGTCGTGAAATACCGACTCCGGCACCATCTCGGGATCGTCGTAGTCAAGGCTCCACTCGAAGTAGACGAGGTTGGGGTCATCCCCGGCTAGCCCTCGGTGACGGAGCCTCGTAAAGACGAGCCCTTGCTGATGGGAGTCCTGGTCAACCGCGGAACCCGTGTACCACACCTGCGGGTTCTCCTTCGCGCGCAACGTCGGGAAGAGCGCTGCGAGGGCTTCCTCGGGGAGGATCATCGCCTCATCGAGAAAGAGGTGGTCGCAGGCGAATCCGCGCCCGCCGCCCTTCGTCCGGGTACGGAACATCATCTGGCGCCCGTCGACTAGGCGAAACCCCTCTTGCCCGTGCGAGTAGCTAGGCCGCCGGTTATGTACCTGCTTCAGCAAGTCCGGCGTGCGGTCGATCAAGCCCCAGAGCCGGTCGAAGTGGAGACGGGAGGTAATCGCCTCATGAGCCGAGTGGATCACTAGCTGTGACTCCCACTTGTACATGGAAGTCAGCTGGACAACCTCGAGGATGCCGCCCTTGCCGTTCTGTCGCGGTACGTTCAGTCCTACCTCGAGCGCGGCCCACTTGCAGTCGATGACACCGCAGGAGCCTTCGATGACATCGCGCTGCCAGGCGTCGAGCTCGAACTTGACGCGCTCCGCCATCTCGAAGACGTCATCGGCGCGCGACTCCGTGAAGATGGGAACAGAGCGCACCCGCGGAGCTACGTGCGTGAGCGTTACCACTCGCGCGAAGTCTTGTTGCGGCCCGACTTGCCTTGGTTGCACTTAGGGTGCTCCGGCCCGAGGTACTTTCCCGGATTGCGGTCGTCGTGCCCGAGATCCCAGGGGGCACCGGCTTCGATGCGTCCGCCGCAACTAGCGCAGTGCGCGAGGCCGGCATGTACCCAGGGGGCAAGTTCCGCGCGTATCCGCCGATGCCGCCGGTCGTACTTTTGCTTCCGCAGCTTCAGCCGCAAAGTAGCGTTCATTCGCGCATACCTAGGGGGGGTAAGGAAGACGGGGGCTTCTTC